CCCCGATACTGTACATGAGAGTACAGCGTCAATTCATTCTCTCTTTGGGAGGCAGGTTATTGTCAAGTGGATAACGAGCTTTATGCCCACCAACTGTGAATTCACCATCTATTGGCACCTCTTTCCCATCCATTTTCTTATGAGTTTTCCTGACTTCAAAAGAAGCGGTTGACCATTTTTTATGGGTAGCTCCGGCTGCTTCGGCTCCCTTCCACTGACCGAGGTTTACAGCATTCCCGCTGATTGTTCTGGCTAAACCCAAAGCTCGTTTCTCACTGAAGATACCAGTATCAATAATTGATTGCTGAAGCTCACTGACAGAAGCCCCAGTATCAATAGCGCTGCTCACTTGCTTGATAAGCTTGTCCACTGTTGTGTCTGAAATCATCGAAACTTCTTTTAAAACAATTGCTTCAGAGTCCAAATAGGATCTAATCTCTTTTGCAACATCTGATTCTGCAGTTCGGGTTTCAATAACAAAATCTGTGCCATATTTTGTACCTGTTTTGACATACATTTCATACATTCTCTCGTGCCAGAGGGAATCTGTGCTGGCTATGATTTTCTCTATGTCAGCATCCATTCGGATCTCCAAGGCATCAAAAATAGCTTCCTGTTGGGTGCTCATCAGATCAGTGAAAGTTTTCTGATTTATCTTTGTTTCCTTTTCAACAGCCTTTTCTACACTTTTATGGGTAGCTCTGAACTCCATTGGGGCATTACCTGCCCTTGTCTTTGAATCTGTCTGTATGGACTCAGAATCAGCGCTATTTGATGGGTTTGAGTCTTCCCATCCATCATACTCCTGGAATCCAAATTTGAAAACCTTATTAAGTTGATCAAAGGGAACTCCCATGTCATAGAGAGCTTTGGCAGTTTTTGTTTTTGCCAGGACTGCTTCTCGACTAGCTGGTATGTCAGATATGTCATAAACAATTGAAGCCCCCTCCCCCAATTCATCTTTTAGTGAAAAATTTAAAGTATCTTTTAGGTCATCAAGTAGAAAAAGCATAGTCCCAAACCAAAATACAAGCTCTGATGTCTTGTAATTGTTCATGGTGGCACCATCCATGACACCAGCATAAACCGGGGGGACACCAAAGCAGATAAAAATTTCTTCTCTATTTGATTTTCTTGATGCTATAAAATCCATTTCAGCAGGAGTCAAAGCAGTCCTAACATACTTGGCTTCATCGCCCACAACACCAAATGTCCGCTTCCCGGCGTGTCTCTCATTTAGGGCATCTCTCACAGAATCTGTTTCTTTTTGAGTGCTGAACTTCCTTTTAAAAATAAACATGCCATCAACAACTCCCCGGTTCTGGGAGGTTGCTTTATTGAAGTTCCTCTGGTCATTGTCAACATCCACTGTCTTGCTTACAACTTCTAATGGTGAAATGCCAATAAGCGGGTTGGCGGGATCAAAGTATTTAAACTGGATTATTTCATCAGGCTCATATGTAACAGTTTTAGATTTATCAAGGGCATATCCTTCCATCCATTTTTCTACATCATTGGTTGGTATTGGGTGAAGCCGGTCTGGAGATATGGGCCAAAGCTCTTGTGTTTTATTTCCTGTTTTTGCTTTTTTTAAATAACCATTCCCAGCAAGCTCCAACCAAGAAACCAAAATCTCAAACATGTCTTGCCTGGAAATATGCGGGTTTGGGAACTCAAGAAGCTTTGTTATGTGGTGGTTTTCAATTTTTTCACCCTCTTTATTCACCACAAACCACTTCACAGATCCTGCAGCCTTTGCCTTTAAATAGATTGACCTGTACACCCAACTATTGGACTTATACCCCTCTGATACTGCTTTCTTTAAAGTCCAGTTTGTGTACACAGGTTTAGGTGTCTGGTTTGGCCTCAAAACAATCGAGCTTGCCAGGTTCCTAACTTCCAATTTTCCTCTAAACTTTGAAAACCAACTCATTATCAGCCTCCTTTTTTATCACAGCAGATTCTGCTTTGGTTCTTTTCTCATACACCTTAGCACCACTCCAGTTACTTAACTCCATTTTGCCTAAAATCTCTGGGAATGCCTTAAAAACAGCCTTCCTAGTAAAGCCAATAAAAGAGGATGTAAGCCCGCAGTCAGCAAACCATTTGGGAGTAAACTTTTCCTCATCCGACAGCCTGTTTTTGACCATTTTCTTCGGGATGATCGCATGAACTATTTTACGGCCATCTTTAAACTCATAAACCACATTGGCATGCAAATTGAATTCAGGAACAATCTCTTCGAGCGGGGCATATTCTTTGTTTTCAACATCACTTTTTAAATCCTTCTCTTTCTTTTCAGCATCAGCGGCAGCTTTATGCTCTTCCTCTTTGTGCTTCACAAATTTGCTGTCCAGTTGCGCAATTGGAAAAGCTTTTGTGCCTGTGATCTTAGCTTTCAGCTTCCTTGGCATTGATTCTGTTATAAAATATGCGGTTTTCACTTGTTACACCTCTTTTGCAATTTCACCATTTGACCCAAAACTGTCCACCTCTCCATGCATATCCATAAAATAAACAAACATATCTCCTGATTCTGAGTCTGTTCTTGCCATTTGGAACTGTATTGTATCACTTACTGAGCATGTAACCGCTATATCTGGGAACCGGGATAGCTGGTTATAGCTCCCATCTGATTCCCCTGTGAAATCAAAAATGTCATCACCGCCTGCGCCAGCGCCACAAGTCACTGTGGTCCATGCTGTAGCCTTTGCCTGCCCGTTTCTTTGTAGTCGATATCTCATTGTTAAGACAAAAGGGGTTACAACTCCAGAAGTCACTTCCTGGAACCAGTGGATATGAGGCTTAAATGTAACACTTCCAACTTTATGTTCGTGGTTTATTTCAAGGTTAGCTCCCACACGATCATTGACGGTTGTAATACTGCCACCAGATTGGAATTTAACTGCATTGTCATTATAATCATAATCAACCTTGCCAGATGTAGTTGCAAGACGCTTGCCATAAAGGTCGCCAACCATGTCCTTCCAGGCTGTAGCTGCACCCCGTAGCCTGATAGTCCCATCTGATTTTTTCGTTTCTGTGTAGTCCGATGCCCCGCCAAACTTGAGATTTGTGGCATCGCTTGTATCTATATTCATGTCATCTTTGAGTACAACTTCTAACGTTCTATTTGCCATGTTATCTCCTATTTATTCTGGGACCACTATACAAAACCCATCATCATCATCAATATAATTCCCTGACCCATCTACCAGACGGACATATCCAGCCGGGACTGTTCAAGGAATTTCCCAAACAGGCTCCTTTGCTGTTTTAATCCTACCTACATATTGTGGTGCTTCAGCATGCCAAGCAATTGACATATTATCTGTAACAGGGAAACTGCCCTCGAAATCTGATTTATCTCCGGTAGTCTCATTTACTGTTAGCTGCATTTTATTGCCAAGATCAGTCGGCCCATAATCCAGTGCCACATCATAAGTAGTCCCGTTGACCGGAGTACATGCCACAACTGCTGTGTTCACCCCGTCAAAAGCTTTGAGTTCTTCAGTATCTGCATCATAATAGGGCAGAGCTACTGCCGTATCATTGGCTGTTAAGATACTGATTTGGCCTGTGACATCTGCTGCATTGAATTTGGGAGTCCAGGGGAAGGTTAGGCGGCCTTGGGCGGTGGAGATTTGTTTTACTGAGAGATCCGTAAAAGTAATATCACAACCAGTCCCCCTTTTAATTCTAAATAGGGTAGTATTTGACGTAAAACTGGCAGTATATGTTTGTGTGTTACTAAAACTAATATCACCGTTACCATCCGGATTAACCATATAAATAACACCACTTGTCGTGTTGGTTAATTTTATTGAATACCTGTAAGTTTTCCCAACTTCTAAAACACCAGTTTGAGATAGGAATGCTGTTGCGCCATCAGAGATGATTCTACAAGCATTACCATTTTGTGTAATATTACTGGTAGCATCCCCAACTTCTGAAACTATAAAACCGTCTGGATCATCACCAGTCCAATTTGTAAACTCACCATTAGTAACCAATTCCACCCCATCCGCAACCCCGTCAAAAGCATCAAGTAAATTGCTTCCGCAGGTTTGCCAGGCTGTGGTTGGTTGGATTTGTTTGACTGATACGTTGTCAAATAGCTCATATTTCCCTATTGTTGAAGATATTGGCAAAAGTGTGACCCAGGTTGTCGTAGTTATGGCCGTAAACGTACCAGTCTGTTGAGTCCATGTCGCATCAACTAAATTATCAAAAGTAAGAAGATCGTCTTGAGCCGATGTTGATCCAATCCTGATTACCCCTTTTGTGGAATCCCCATGTTTATGGTAACTGTTAAATAAATAGCTTGCTCCTATCTCAGTCGAAAAACCAATCCGTACATTCGGGTTACCTACACTATCAACTTCTACTTTTAAAGCAGCATCACCAATTCCAGTTACGCCACCATCTGCTACAATTGTATAAATGGCACTTCCGGCTGTCCAACCAGTTGGAGGTGTCGAGCCAGTAGCACCTGTCCAATCATCACCATTCGTTACCAACTCCTCTCCAACAACCTCCCAAGCATCTACATTATCAATATCCGGCAGCGCAGAACCAATAGGATACTTAAATCCCTCGTCATCGTCGCTGTAAGAATGTGGTACTACGATTGGGTCTGTGGTGTGGTTTGGGACGTATGGTAAAGGGTATGGGGATTGGGTTACTTGGAAATTGGTTATTGTTACCTCTGCCCAGTTTGAGGAATTGCGATCCCTGAAACCGAAATCAACAGCACCCCCACCAGAAGCGCCCAATATGGGCAAGCTATACACTGTAGGTGTCTCAGTTAATGCCACTAAAGTGTAAGTTCCGGTCTCAGAATTTGCATGCGAAAAAGCATAATTTGTTAATTGACCGCCACTTTCTACTGAAGCAGTAAATTGTAAGTTGTACCAAGCACTGCCTGTTGTTGTGAGGGTTTGAACAACTCTCCCGTTAATAGAACTTGCCTGAAATATATTTTGGGCAGATATTCCCCCTAATACTGGAATCCAAGCCCCATCACTAATATCTTCACTCATCTTAATAAGCTGCGTATACCCACCAGCAGTTAGCAACTTACCACCCTCAATCACAGCCTCGTTATCCCCAAAGACTCCACCGTCATAGCCATAATGGTCGCCGGTGGTTATGGAGGTTAGGGGTTGTTTGGATACTCTATCAAGAAAAGCCAAATTTGTGTAAAAATAATACAGACTTAAATCAAGAGCATTCATGGCCCCCTGCAAGTTTTGCTGCAGGGATCTCTGGAGACTCCTTTGTAATGGCCCCTGGATGCTCATTATATCACTACCTCCCAGCTAACCTCTCCAGATACAGACACACATCTTAGGGCAGTAATCGCCCCAGAGAAGACTGTGGAAAATGTCCCTGTTGCTTCCCCCTCGTCACTATCTGTCCAGATCGCAGTATCTGCTTCCACCGCTGCGTCTAGAGATGTTGTATATTGGATCTTTCCTGTGTTACTTCCACCAAGGAATGTGACGGTTGCCAATTTAGCTGGCATTCTTAAAGCTGATCCCGTAACCCCATCAGCTATTGTTTCTGTGAATGCGCCACCCATTATTGGAATATTTCTTGCCGGTATAGTATTCATAATTCGGTCCTTATGCTATAAAGATTTTAAAATTCAATATATCTGGATACAAATAAGCAACTTCAATGGCGCTCATTGTGCAATCCCAGGCGTCATCATACTCACCATTCGGGAACTCTCGTGCTTCATTTGTTATAATATCCACACCAGGGATCAAGGTGTTCAAATAGACCTTCCCTGCTTTAATTTCCGGGCCTGTATCATATGCCCTTGTGATTTTATCTGTGCTCCGGGGGATTGCGTGGACTTTGTAATTCTTTTCTTCAAATTCTTGAATGAGGCCAATGCCTGAAGACTTATCTTCAATGCAGATACCTCTAAAATTACCAACATTCTTCATATTGATACAACTCAAATAAAATATCTCAGCTTTTCTCCGCAGATCCGGGGCAGTTACTCTCTCCCTAAACAGGGCCAATAAATAGATATTCCCATCAACCCCATAGCCCCAATGTTGGAAGACTGTCCAGTCATTTACATTTTTAATTTTTTGGGCTGTATCGGCTACGGCAAAGGTGAATTCCATTTTAGGCTTAGCTTCCCACCATTTCCACCATGTGTCTTTTATCAGGTTCCCTCCTGCTTTTGTCGGGTTGCCTTGGTACAAACTGTCCCAGGATTCAGGCAACATCAGCGCTTTTTTCTCTTTTAAAAATGCCAGGGATTTCAATTTTGGGAATAGGGCTTCACCCTCTTTCCTGAATTTGCCATCCTTGTCGGCTATGGCTTTATAATTGACAACTTTGAATGGTCTTTCCAGCTCTTTGTACTTTTTTCTCAACCTTCCAATCACATCATGAGTGGTCCATCTTGTCATAATTATAATCAAACCAGCTTGATCAGAGAATCTGGTGGAAAAGTCATCAAGGAACCATCCCCAAATCTTTTCACTCAAGGGGAGGCTGTTTGCCTGTTCCCTTCCCTTTACTGCATCATCAATTATTCCAAGATCCAGGCTTTCACCTGTAACCGGACCAGCAACTGTTGTATTCCGGAATTGGCCGTCTGTTGGGCTGCCATCCTTGTCCACAAATTCTAAATGAGACATGGTTCTCACTGCTTCCCCTTTTTTATGGGCAAGCCCTGTGCCAGGGAATATTTTCCTATACTTATCAGAGCTTATTGCACGCTGCTGGGCCATATTACACCTGATAGAGAGCTTTTCAGAGTATGAGGCATAGATAGCTCTTAGTTCCGGCCAGACCCCGACTATCCAGCTGATAAAGTCTGTGATGGCCCAAGACTTTCCATGCTGTGGGGGAGACTGAATAAACAGAACAGGCCTTTTCCCTTCTTTTAAATCAATATAAAATTTCTGAAGATGCTCACACATATTGGCTATAAACCAATTATGCTCAAAGTCCCCATATCTCATATATTGACGATAAGCTAAAAAGTTCACTCTGGACTTTTTAACCCACCAATCTTCAATTGTCTCTGTATCTGATACAGTTAGCTCCATGTTGGCCTTCTGATCAATATTGGTTCATCATATATAGGGAACTCAA